CAGCGTCTGCAAGTTGGCATTGGCCAAATTATCGACCACAATGACCTCTAATCCTTGTGCTAACAGACTTAAAGCAATATGTGAGCCTAAAAAGCCTAATCCACCCGTCACTAAAATCATTGTTTATCAACTCCCAATATAAATCAATTATTTACAACTGATTGGTGTAGATTTGGTGTGCTCAATGACTTATCCACAGACTTTAAAATATAAAACCGACTCAAAATTTCTCTTGAGCCGGCTAATCTGCTCAATAAGTATAATCTATATTACAGAGCAGAAAAACTGTGATTGTTGGTCTTGTGATAATTAATGTATCCCTGCATCTATAATGGAAATAATGGCTTTATGTTTATTGGAACAATCTACATACTTCCGTCGGTCATCAACCATCACCTGCAGTACCTCTTTTGCCTGGCCAGACTTCAATTCCAATAATTCGGGACAAGGCATTTTAAGGTTTGCTGGTATTACCAGCGGCATTGACTGCTGACACCCCATCGTCATCAAAGCAATTAGTGTGGATATAAACAGGACGTTCCACGATCTTTTGCACTTCACGTGTAATAACTTCGGTTTTGACGCGCTCGACTTCTTTTGATTCTTCATATTGTTCACCTGCTTTGTTGGCCAGCTTCTGTGCTTCCTTTTCAGCATCAAGATACGGCTTTAGCTTTTTATTGATTTTGTCCTGACATGTCGTTTCAGCTTTGCGCAAATCTCCAGCTAAGCGATTGGCCTGAAAGAGCTGACAAAGAATCACGATGCACAGCACCACGATTAAGGACCAGCGCTTGTTGTTCCAGATCAGCAATAGAAATGGCATCTAGTTCACCCCCATGCATTTGTTGTAGCGCTCAACTTGTCGAGTCCACACGCCATAGCAATTGTTAGAACGAATACTGCAGTCACGTTTGGCCACAAACTTCCATTTCAAAAGTGATTTACATGCCTGGATATATTCACGCGCTTTCAAATGACGAAGCATTGATGATCCAGACCAAGCACCGGTGCCGTACTGATAAGTGAAATCTAAGTACAGGTCATATTCAGGTTGTGAGATTGGGATATTCAGAACAGTTTTATTGAAGCGCTGAGCATCTTTATTCATGTGCAGTTTGAGATATTCAAACGCTTGTTTTTGGTCAATCGCTGGATCAGTCATTTTGACGCGCACACCATTTGGATAAACCGTGGTACCGTGACCAATAGTCGGAACATCCCCTTTGACTGGAATCACCGGCTTGGGTGTATAGCCTTCTTTCTGTGCTGTGGCTTGCACCTGTTCTTCACTTGGACCGGTGATCCACATCCCTGCGGCAAGCACCAGAGATGAACCAAGCACATAGTATTTAGTCTTGTTTGACATCGTAGTATTTCTCCCATTGCTCTACTTTTAGTTTGTGGATCTCATCGGCTCGTTTATTTTCCAGTCGCTTGTAGTACCAGTTCACAACGAAGCCAGCCAAAGCAAGTGCTATACCCATCCACGCCAAGATATCGACTGAAGCAAGCCATGCCACAAAACCAGAAGCAGCCCCTGCATACGTTGTTTTTGATGCAGCGGATGAGACAGTCGCTGCCATTTCCATTACTGCTGCTTTCTGATCGGACATGCCGCCCCCTAATTTTTGACATTAAAAAACCCTGATCTAATTAAAGATCAGAGTTGATATAGTTATGTTGGGTGAAAGGTTATCTAAATTCTTTTCTGATTGATTCTTGAAGCAAAATAAGAGTTGTATAAATATAAACAGTTTCTATATGCGGGATCACTAATGAATTTTTTATTCTCCCCTATGTTTTTTATTTTAGAATCACAATAATCTTTTTTATTTCCACTTCTTAACTGAGTGTAATAATCATTATAAATGTTTTGAATTTTATTACTTGGTAATAATGCCCACCATCCCATACCGAAAGATGACGTTAAGCCATACGGCCCATAACCTTTACCTTTTCCTAAACTTGGATACTCCCACCGAAAAACACCATTACTACCATCCATAAAATTATTTAATAAAATTTTATTTTCTTTTCTAAGAATAACTTTGTCATAAAATTGTTTTTCTAAGCCAATTCTATAGCTTTTAAATAATAAAAAATCTTTAGATCCTTGAGGGAAAGCACCTTGAAATGACCATAATAGAATAGGCATTCTCATAAAATGAGATGTATCCGTCACAATATTCTTCTTAGGTTTTTTTATAGTTATATTTTTTGTATCATTGTAACCGCTATAAGCAAATGTTGGATGATTATCCCATACACCAATGTCAAACAACCAGCGCCCATCATCAAAGGTACTTCTCTGTTTAAAAATTTGCTTCGTATAACTATTAATTTCTTTTAGTGTGGGATCTGTTGGATAAATCCTAGATAGATTAGCAGCTATTCCTAAAGTAAAAAATTCTTCATCTATGATTGCTCTATTAAACCCAACGTTCTTGCCAGCTGTCATCTTCCAATCAAGTCTTGTTTTCATATTGACAAATGGTTCTCTACCCCATTGCCACGCAGGAATTTCCAACCATATGGATTTGACATTATTTAACATCTGTTTTGAATAGTTTGTATTATTACTTAAAACGGAATAAGTACTTAAAAAATATAAAAACTGTAAATTCTTTAATCTATCACTATCTTTGTTAAAATAAATGCCCTCATTCGATTGAGAGTAAAAACTCTCAACATATGTGTTATATGAATCTATTAGTGTTTTGTCATTTTTTTCAAAAGCATAGAACATTGGAATCATTAGAAAATGTGATGCATCATAACGCTGAGCTCCCCCCCAATGTTGTCCTTGAAGAAATGAATTCGCACCTACTGTATTTTCACTAACTGCAAAACATGCACTAGAAAATAACAATAAGAGAATACAATTAATCCTAAAAAGTAGGTGCGTAGTCATGCTATTTACAACCTTTTATCAAATTTTACATTTTACATTTTAAATATCTCTGATGCCTGCTTTCCAGTGAATTGCGTAATTGCGGTTGGTTGCCAATAAATTACCAGTAGAGTAAAGCCCGACAGTTAATTTATCTACTTTTCGGCTGTGCACATAAGAGTAAACCCCGCTATATGGTGGTGCGGTTACACCACTGTTTAGAGCCCCATCATTCCAAATGCTCTCGCCTGTTGGTGATAACTGAGTAAACACAGTTGGGACCACTGGATAAATGTAAGGCAATATAATCTCAGAGCCTGCAATGCGGTATTGTGAGCCATCTCCTGTGTTCACGTTCTGGGTGCCACTGACCTCAGGCATACGCAGTTTCGTTGCTGCTGCTACGTTGTTTGTGAGTAACAAGTTTGCGCCCGACGGAATTTCAAGATTATCGATAGTAATGTAATCGCTTGGAATTACTGCGGTTGTAGCTTGGTTTGAGTAACCGAAACGCAAGACACTTCCAACTGATGTAATACCAACTGTTTTGAGTCCATTAATGGTCACGTTTACTTTTTTGGTGATAATCACACCACCCGAAACAATGACTTGCACTAATGTTTCAACATGTTTTGGCGAGCCAATGATTTTCAAATTCTTAATATTGATAGTTAAATCAGATTTTAAGTCCTTTGTGAGTTGTATATAAACAATACCTCTAGCTGCACCATCACCTGTCGTGTCAATTGTCACATCTTCAACATCGTAAGTTCCGCCTATAACATCACTTGTATAGATACCCCACCCCGACGGCTCGTGTGTGATACCCGTGATGCGACAATTTTTGATCTTATTATTCGACCCTGCGATGTGAGCACCATCTAAAGAGCAATCAATGTATTGCACATTGTCACAGTTGCCGTGCATATCTGCTGCACCGACACCCGGCGCACCCCAATTCTGTATAGATGCATTTACGACTTTCCAATCCCGGCACGGAACACAACAAACCGGACCGCCACCACCAAAGGCGGTTCCGTGCCTTGATCCGCTAAAATTACCACCAATGACTCTCCCTTTTTGGGAGTTTACAACCATCAAACCATACTGTAAGCCGCTTAGCGGTGAAAGACAGCTTGTGTCGTTACCATATATCGTTGTGTTGTAACAGCGATCAATATAGATATTATGATACTGTCCTCCGGTTGATCTAGGGTCAGTGATTATACAATTTCGACCAAAGGTGATCTTTATTGCAGCGTTTGGGTTTGCAGCATCAACTTCAATATTTATCTTTGATAAATCGACTGAGATCGGATTGATTTTATAAACATCAACAGCGGTCGCATCGTAGTTTTTATAAAGTTTGTCGAGAATACTGATAGTATCTCCATCGACACGCGCAACCTCCACATACTCACCATCTTTGTAGTAGTCGCGCGTTGGGTTAAAACTGCCGTTTGCTGGGTTGAAGATGCAAAGCAAGTCACCTTTTTTAATTGTGTCATTATGCGCAATAGTAAAAGTATTCGTTCCTCGAATAATATTCGCTATCGGCTTACTTATCAGCACAGCACTGCCCGAAAATGTTAGTTGGCCGTTTGCGCCAAAATTCATTTTTGCTGTGAAATCAAAGTTGATAGCTTGATCTTTCGTTACTAACACAGAGCTATCTATAAAATACTCACCATCTGTAATGCGCAGGCTATTGTTTGCAAGTGCCTCTTCTAGACCAAGAGAAACATCGCCCGATGAATTTCCCGCATAGTCTCTTAAAGATGCAATCTCACTATTTTTATTTAATTGGTGATCGTTAATCTGTTTTTGATTCTTGTTTCCGTCAACAACAAATTCAGCAAGCCAGCCTTTATCAACAGCTATACTAGCCATCTTCTCGAAAAGACTATCAACATATCTATCTAATTCAAACATGGTGAGTCCGGCTTTATTCAAAGCATCAAGAAACTCTTGTCTCGTCTTATCGTTAAGCGAATTAACATAATCATTTAAGTCGGTAATATTATTTTTAGTGAGCCAATTTAAAACACTTAACTCTTGAAGCTTCAACCACACCCAATCAAAATCACTATTTACGGATTGCGGCCGGAATGAACTATTGTAAGTCTGGTAGTCAGTGGTTCGGCTAAATGGTGTATTTCGCTGCAAGGTAATCTTTTTGCCGGCTGCCGGCGCGGTGGTAAAAACCACATTGCCACCGCTTAAACTCCACGTTGCAATCGGCGGTTCTATATCATCAATTAATACAATTAAATGATCTTTTGATTCACACTGGAATTTCAGCGCGAAGCTAGTTGTAACACTATTTCCAGTATGTTCGATATACGGCGTTTGTTCTGGAACTGCCATGATCTGCCCCTAATTTTCAAAGTCTAGAGTGGCTTCAACAACACCACTATTCCCTCTCCAATTAGGGCCTTCATTGACCTCATTATTTCTGTGTATTTTGCCTACACGTTCCGGCGAATCAGTAACAGCGCCAGCTAATGAATCCAGATCATCATCTGGTTGTTCAGTAATTGCAGGATTAAACATACGCATATTTTTATATTGTCTTGAACTATTCTCACCTTCTTCTGGTGTATCAATCACAGATGTATGTACCCAAAGTAAACCTGACATAAGTGGGCCTTCCAATGCCTCAAGAATGCGTTTGTTTTTAGTGCCTGAACTATGCTGCTCCTTTACACCACAACGAATACGGCGTGCTTTTAGCGCACCTTTTAATGCAGCTGGTGCAAAGTTACCAATACCGTTGGTTTCAATCGTTAGGCTTGGCACATTGAATTGCTCAATCAGGTCGCAAAGCTGCCATACCTGACCACCAACGATATTTCCTTGTGCGTCATTTTTAAGTACGTCACCAGTGAGTGCCACGGATCTATGCCAGTACTTCACACCGAAGTCATCATGAAGAACCAAGGCAACCGATGAAATATCAGACTTCAGCTTTCCAGATGATGGATCCCAGCGCATGGTGATACCAACAATCTGACGATCCCCCAGCATCATGATGTGCTGACCGTTGGCACGTCTCAAAACTGGTTCGCAGTCATAAGGAATCATTTTGTCCGGATCAAGACGAACTTCACCAACTGGCTTGGCATGCATCTGGTACTGTGAATCCCATTCGTTTAATGTCCGGCATTCTCTACGGCGCTCTCCCATAACCTGCGGCGTAAAGCGTTCAGGCCATAGTGATTCACTGTATAAGTCGATCAGATAGTGTGTTTCCTTTAGAACGATCTTAAAGGTGCTGCCAATCTTATAAACAGCATAATCTTCATCACGTGTGAGCAGCTTGGCGGTATGACTGATCCCACTAAACACATAAACCGGATCGAAGTCAGATAAACACTCGCTGATATTTTCAAAGCGTTTTTCTTTTTCAAACATTTTAAGGATCATGCATTTTGCACCC